TGTTCTCGTTTACACCGGCTGCTGCCGCAGGATCGCTGTACATGCTGTTCCCTGGCGAGGGCATCCTTGCTCAGACCGGCATTTATGTGACCAACGGCACCGGCACCGCTGCAACGGTGTTCTATGGCTAAGTCCCCGGCATGGCAGCGTTCGGAAGGAAAGAACCCCAAGGGCGGCTTGAACGCCAAGGGGCGAGCCTCCTACAACGCCGCGAATCCAGGGAAGCCGGGACTGAAACCCCCTCAACCGGAGGGCGGTCCACGCCGAGACTCTTTTTGCGCCCGTATGAAAGGGATGAAAAAGAAGTTGACGAGCGAAAAAACCGCAAACGATCCGAATTCGAGGATTAACAAGAGTCTGCGGGCATGGAACTGCTGATATGGAACGTCATCCTCTCTTTCCTGTCGGCAATCATCCTCTGGGTGATCAAGACACATGCGGAAGAGGTGCAACGTATTCAGATCCTCCTCAACCGTACGCGGGAGGAGATCGCCAAGGAGTACGTCACGAAGTCGGACGTGCACGACGACATGAACCGGGTGATCGCTCGGTTAGATCGTCTTGAGGGTAAGTTGGATGCTTACATGAAGGAGCAACGAAGTGCCCTCAGTTAGCGGAAAACAACACAATTTTATGGCGGCGGTGGCCAACAACCCCAAGTTCGCCAAGAAGGCAGGAGTCCCACAGTCCGTGGGAGAAGAGTTCATCAAGGCCGACAAAGGCCGTAAATTTTCTAGCAAGGAGTCCGAAATGAAGGGCATGAAGAAAATGGCTATGGGCGGTGGCGTCATGCAAAAGAAAGGCATGACGACTGCCAAGATGGGCGCTGTCAAGACCGCTGCCCCGAGTCGTGATGGTGTTGCCGTCAAAGGCAAAACCAAGGGCACGATGATTAAGATGGCCAAGGGTGGCAAGTCTATGGGCGGGAAGTGCTGAAATGGCGACCCGTCCTTATCGTGCTGAGATGGGCGCTCCTCCCGCAAACATCGAAGACATGAAGACGGCTCCGGCCCCGCTGACTGAAAAGCAGCGCATGGGTAAGATGGTCATTGGTTCCCGCAAAGACCTGAAGCCCGGTGATCGTCGCATGCTCAACCCCGTTCTTGAACCCGTTGAGGGTGAAGAAGTCAGCGTAGAAAAAGTCACCAAGAAGAAGTTTGCTTCTGGTGGCTACACCCGTGCGGCTGATGGCTGTTGCAAGCGAGGTAAGACTCGCGGGAAGATGGTGTAACTATGGCTACTCGTTGGGATCGCGTACCTAACTTGGACGAGGACGTTGTAAGACGTACTTCTGAAGATGTTGGCAAGGTCAAGAAGCGGATGAACGTCGAGTCGTCCGGGCTTAAAGGCGGTGCCAAAGAGTCAGTTAGAGATGCCGGGGGCCGTGCTGCTTCCCGTCTTGGCGCTCGTGCAGGTCTTGCCGGTGCTGCGTTGAAGGGCGGCTATGACCTTGGCCGTGAGATTGACGAGAAGACTGGAGTTGGCAAAAAGATTGTTGATGCCACCGTAGGCAAAGACATCGACCGTGCGGTTGCCAAGCGTGACAAGGTTGAGCTTACTGAAGACGCTAAAGAGCGCATTCGGCGTGGCGACCTCAAAGAGAAAGCCGACGAAGATTCTCCACGCAAAATGGATCCCGAGCTTGTGCGTATCTTTCAACGCAACCGCAACTACAACGACGGTATACGGGATGAGCGTGAGGGCGTTTTTGCCAAGGGTGGAAAGGCTACGGCTTCCTCCCGTGGCGATGGTATTGCCAAGCGCGGCAAGACTCGCGGAAAGGTGTACTGAAATGATGGCAAGTCGCGGTATGGGGGCCATCATGCCCTCCAAGATGCCCAAGGCGAAGACCAAGGCTCGCCGTGACGACACCGACTTTGAGCAGTACGCTGAAGGCGGTGAAGCCAAGTCCAAGGTCAACGAGGCCGGGAACTACACCAAGCCAGGTATGCGCAAGTCTCTCTTTGAGAAGATCAAGGGGCAGGCTACGCAGGGCACTGCGGCTGGTCAGTGGAGTGCGAGAAAAGCACAGCTTCTGGCCAAGCAGTACAAGGCTAAGGGCGGTTCGTACCGTGACTAAGAAGTCGCAACAGTCGCTGAAGGACTGGACGGCCCAGAAATGGAGGACGAAGAGTGGTAAACGATCTTCTGACACGGGTGAAAGGTATCTTCCAGAGGCTGCGATCAAAAGTCTTTCCCCCCAAGAGTACGCCGCCTCAACCCGAGCAAAACGAGCAGGCAAAGCCTCCGGCAAGCAATTCGTAGCGCAACCCAAAGCCATCGCCAAGAAAACCGCGAGATTTAGATGACTACGACTGGATCCACTTCGTTTGATCTCGACTTCACGGAGATAGCCGAGGAAGCGTGGGAGCGTGCCGGGCGCGAGATGCGTTCTGGTTATGACCTGCGCACCGCACGGCGTTCCATGAACTTGATGACTATCGAGTGGCAGAACCGTGGCATCAACATGTGGACGATTGAGGAGGGGTCGTTTCCTCTGACGGCGGGGCTCAACACTTACGCACTGCCGACTGACACCATCGATCTGATGGAGCATGTAATCCGTACGGGCGCGAACACCACCAACAATCAAGCCGACTTGACCATTACCCGGATCAGTGTTTCTACGTACGCTACGATCCCGAACAAACTGCAACAAGCTCGCCCCATTCAGGTGTGGATTCAGCGGATGAGCGGGCAGGTTAGCCCGGCCAACGCTACTTTGGTGGGCACCATCAATAGCTCCACCACGAACATTACGCTCAGTAGTACTGCTGACCTTCCGGCGACTGGGTTTATTCGCCTGGATAGCGAAGACATCTACTACGGATACATCAACAGCGACAACTCGCTGGGCAATGTGTTCCGTGCGCAGAACGGTACTTTGGCCGCTTCTCACACAAACGGCACCACGGTCTACAACCCAAACCTCCCCGCCATTACGGTCTGGCCGACTCCTGATTCCGGGCAGACGTATACGTTTGTGTATTGGCGACTGCGCCGCGTACAGAATGCCGGTGCTGGCTCTGAGACGGCAGACATGAACTTCCGTTTTCTCCCCTGCTTGACCGCAGGGCTGGCGTACTACATCGCCATGAAGCAGCCGGATTTGGCCGATCGTCTCCCTATGCTCAAGCAGGTATACGACGAGCAGTTTGATCTGGCCGCAGGTGAAGACCGCGAGAAGGCTGCGGTACGTTTTGTTCCCCGGCAGATGTTTATTGGCGGGGGGTACACCTAAATGGGTAACCGTTTCGCCTCTGGCAAGTTCAGCATCGCTATGTGCGATCGCTGTGGGCAGCAGTTCAAGCTCAAAACCTTGCGCAAGGAAGTCCTCAAGACCAAGATTTTCAACCTCTTGGTTTGCGCTGAATGCTGGGATCCAGACCATCCGCAGTTGCAACTGGGTATGTACCCGGTGGATGATCCGCAAGCTGTACGCAACCCGCGCAGGGACAACACTTATGTATCCGCTGGTGTTAACGGGTTACAGCTTGATCCGGCGAGTTCGTTTGCCGGGGTGCCCACCGGTGGTTCCCGTGACATCCAGTGGGGGTGGAATCCTGTTGGTGGCGCACGGGCAGATGATGCGGGGTTGACTCCAAACTACTTGGTGGCAACCACGTCTGTTGGTACAGTAACCATTCAAACGACGTAAGGAGTCGGATATGGATAAGAAAGATCTTGCGCAAGACAAAAAAATGATCGCCGGTGCGGTGCACAAACACGAGAAGGCTAAGCATCCTGGTAAACCCCTGACGAAACTTGCCAAGGGTGGTAAGACCAACCAGCAGATGCGCGATCTTGGTCGCGGTCTGGCAAAGGTTGCCAATCAGAAGAAGTCTTCGTTCACCTACAAGAAGGGTGGCTGAAATGGCTAAGTTCAGCAAGAAGGTTGGCGGTAAGGAAGTGGGTTCCGCTTCCGTGTACGCTGAGCCGCACACCATGAAGGGCGGCAAGGTTGCTCTTGGCAACGGTACTCAAGCGGAGCCTACGCGGGCTAACCGCGTGAACATGTCCGTGGGCAACATCGACCGTGATGGGTACGACCCTGCACCTAAGACTTCAGGCATCAAAATCCGTGGTACCGGTTGCGCGACTAAGGGCACAATGGCGCGGGGCCCGATGGCCTGAGTGTGAGGCGTAGATGAACTACACCGAGTTGAAGACCAATATCGCAGATGTCTGCGAAAACTCGTTCACGGAGGACGAGTACGCGCTGTTCACCAAGCAGGCTGAGCAGCGCATCTACAACACGGTTCAACTCGCCAACTTGCGCAAAAACGTCACGGGTTCGTTGACGTTAGGTAACAAATATCTTCAGTGCCCGTCTGACTTCTTGTCGGTGTATTCGTTGGCTATCGTCAAGCCGGATGGTGAGTTTGTCTACTTGCTCAACAAGGACGTGAACTTCATCCGTGAGGCATACCCAAATCCGGCTACTACGGGAGTCCCCAAGCACTACGCCATCTTCGGGCCGCAGTCGAGCGATGTGAACGAGTTGACGTTTATTATTGGGCCGACGCCCAATGCCAATCTCGTGGCGGAGCTCCACTATTACTATTACCCGGTGTCGATGGCTGACACGGTGCTGAACCCGACTGGCACCACGTGGTTGGGTGACAACTTCGATTCCGCCCTGCTGAACGCCGCGTTAGTGGAAGCCATTCGCTTCATGAAGGGCGAGCCTGACTTGGTTCAGTTTTATGAGCGTATGTATGTGCAGTCAATTGCCTTGTTGAAGAACCTTGGTGACGGTAAGCAGCGTATGGATGCGTATAGGGACGGTCAAGTTCGGATTGAGGTCAGCTAATGTCCATAGTCCAGACTCAGACCACCTCCTTCAAGAAGGAGTTGTACCAGGGCATCCACGATCTCACGACGGATGTTCTGAAGATTGCTTTGTACAACGGCAACGCCGACTTGAACGAAGACACTACGGCCTACACCACGACCGCAGAGATCACGGGGACTGGGTATGTGGCAGGCGGCAAAACGCTGACCGGCACGACCATCAGCAGTTCTGGGTACACGGCTTTTGTGGACTTCGACAATGTGGAGTGGAACCCCGGCGCGTTTACAGCACGGTGTGCCCTGATCTACAACTCCAGTAAAGCCAACCGTTCCATCGCCGTGTTGGACTTCGGGTCAGACAAGACCTCGACGACCACCTTCACCATCGTCATGCCGGTCAACGACGCCAACAGCGCCTTGATCAGATCATCGAACTAACATGTTTTCAGCAGACGGATCAGCAGAAGTCGGCACCGTTTTGGTTCACTCGGTGAGCCA